AATGTTGCTAGTTCTGTCCACTTTGAAGCAACTGATGAACCTACATTCGCATTGAATGGTAGCACTGGTATTTGGGAAATCCAATCCAATGATTATGGTTCATTCCGATTTGATGGTGGTGGATATATTGCTGGCGACTTTATGTTCGACAGTGACGTTGTTATCAACGGCACTATTCTGCAGAAAGAATCTGCTACTGAGGTCTTCAACGAGCAAAACTTCCTGAGAGTTCGTCGTAAGTTTGAATCTGGATCTGTCCAGGTTCTAACACCCAACTATGCTTCACATTCCAATGCAAACGCCAGAATCTTTGGTGGTGTTGGTATCGGCACTAGTCTTCACATCGGGGGCACATCTTCCAACGAAGGTCTGTTTATTGGTAAGAAAGTCAATTCCGATACAGTCAAGTTCTCTGTCCTAGGTGCATCTGGTAACACTGATATTGAAGGCACTCTCAATGTTGAGGGTGAAGTTACTATTCAAGATAGCGTAATCATCAACGCTGCTAATGAAAACTTCAAGATTCAAAACGGATCTGCAGTTGATAAGTTTACAGTTGATGCCGATAATGGTAACACCTTAATTGAAGGGACATTAAATGTTAATGGCACTGTTGATGTTGATGCAGACTTCGCTGTTAGAAATGGCACAACGGATAAATTCTTTGTTGATAATGTAACTGGCAATACAAATATTGAAGGCACACTGACTGCTGATGGTCATACCGAGTTAAACTCAACTCTCAATGTTGATAACAATGTCACACTTGGTGCTCAGTTAACAGTTACTGGCACAACCGAGTTTAATAATACTGTTGATATTGATGCCAACTTCGCTGTTAGAAGTGGTACTAATGATAAGATGACTGTTGCCTCGTCCTCAGGTAATATCGCAACTGACGGTACATTAGTTGTTCAGGGTCAGACAACTATCAACGATTCACTGATTGTCGATGCTTCTAATGAAGTCTTCTCCATCAGAAACGGATCTGCTGTTGAAAAGTTTGGTGTTGATGCTGATAACGGCAATACAAATATCATTGGCACACTAACTGTTGGTAATGCAACTCAAATTAATGACACCCTTGGCGTCTCTAATGTTGTAACTATTACAAGAAATACGCAGCAGACCTTAAGTGGTTCTTATGCTGCTGATGGTGCATTCCGTCTGACTGGTGGTGCTGCTATTGGTAAGAACCTTGCAGTTAGTGGTGATGCTAGAGTCTATGGTGGCACTGAATTATCAGGTGCTCTAGACCTTAATAGTAGTGCAGACATTTCTGGCAATTTGGTAACTCATGGCAACGTTACTATTAATGCTAATAATAAGTTGTTCAAGATTCAGACCAATAGTTCTGTTGATAAGTTCACTGTTGATACTGATAATGGCAACACAGATATTCGTGGCACCCTAGACATCGGTGGTGATGTAACTGCTGAGTCAAATCTTACTGTTACTGGAAACCTCACTATCAATGGAACGACCACTACTGTCAATTCTACGGTCACAACTCTCGATGACCCTATTATTACTGTGGGTGGTGACACAGCACCAGCGACTAACGATGGTAAGGATCGTGGTGTTGAATTCCGTTATTACGACGGCTCTGCGAAAATTGGGTTCTTCGGATACGATAGATCCGCCAACCAATTCGCATTCCTAACAAGTGCAACTAACTCATCAGAAGTTCTTTCTGGAACTGACAGTGCTCTTCGTGCTGGTAGTCTGAATCTTACGGGTTCTGGCACATCTCTTGATGTTGATGCTAACGCTAATATTGATGGCACCTTGACTGTTGATGGTCAAATCATCTCTCAGGTTTCTTCTGGTGCTGCTCTGGTTATTCCCAACACGACTAAGATTAACAACCTCAATGCTGACCTTCTGGATAGCATGACAACTGCAACTGCTGCAACTGTTTCTACAGTTGTTGCTCGCGATTCTTCTGGAGACTTTGCTGCAAATCAAATCACTGCTGCTTCTGCAACAGGTGCGGGTGCAGGTTTCTTAGGAAATGCATCAACTGCTGATGCACTGAAGACTGCAAGAGTCATCACAGTTGATGGTGTTGTTGACGGTAATGTATCCTTCGATGGATCAGCAGCAGTAACAATCACTACGACTTATAATGATGCAGACATCACTGCACTCGCCGCTATGGCAGGCACTGGTCTAGTAGCAAGGACTGCTGCCAATACTTACGCACAACGCTCTGTGACCGCCACAGCGTCCTCTGGTGTTACTATTAGCAATGCTGATGGTGTATCAGGCAATATCACTATTAACGTCGCTTCTTCGAGCAGCAACTCAGCAAACAACCTTGTCCTTAGGGATGCATCTGGTAACTTTGCTGCAAATGTGATTACTGCAAGTCTTACTGGCAATGTCACGGGTAACGTGACTGGTAATGTAACTGGCACAGTTTCTGATATTAGCAACCATGACACGGGTGATCTGACTGAAGGAACTAACCTTTACTATACTAATGCTCGCGCCGATGCACGTATCGCTGCTGCTGATACTGGAGATCTTACAGAGGGATCTAACCTCTATTATACGAATGCTCGTGCTGATGCTCGTGTGAATCTCCAGACGGGTGCAAATCTCGATCTCTCCAGTAAGTCCACCACAAATCTTTCTGAGGGGACTAATCAGTATTATACTGAAGCAAGGGTGCAGGATAAACTCGATAATGCATTTGAGCAACTTACAGCGATGCTCAATAACCTTGCAACCACCACCACTCTGGTCTTGAATCTGTCTGGTGATCCTACTCCTGGTGATGTAACTACTTTAAATAATGCAACTTTGGTTGCTGGTAGTGGTTACAACACAGCAGCTGCTGTTGCTACTACTTCTAGTGGCAGTGGCACTGGATTGACAGTAGATATTACTGCATCTGGTGGTGCTATCACTGCAGTTGCTATCAATGGTGATGGTTCTGGTTATGTTATTGGTGAAACTATTACAATCACAGGTGGTGGTGGAGACGCTACTATCAATGTTTCTGCTGTTGTTGAGATGGCAGTTGGTGATACACTTACTGGTGGTACATCCGACACCACTGGTGTTATTACTGCAGTTGGAACTAACCAAGTCACTGTAGACACTATCGATGGTTTCTTTAAGAAAACCGAGACTGTCTCCGCTGGTGATGTTTCTTCGTTAACGATCACTTCATTCGCTTGATAACACATGTCCGCTACTAGACCCGCTTCTAAAACAGAGTTAAAAAACTATGCTCTTCGTAGATTAGGTTTCCCTGCCATCGACATTAACGTGTGTGATGAGCAATTGGATGACCTGATTGAAGAAGCAGTTGATTATTTTCAAGAGTATGCATATAACGGTAGTTATAAAGCATTCATCAAGATTGAAGTAACCGATGCCATTAAGACTGCCACTAAAACTGGTAGTGCTTTAGGTTCTACCGATTGGACGGAGGGAAATGAATATGTATCACTTCCCCCTGGAGTCTTGTCGGTCAATCATGTTTATAGTCAAATCGGTGCTTCTAGTATTAGTCCTGGTAATATTTTCAATATCAAGTATCAGATTTTCCTAAATGATATCTATGCAATGACGCATGGGCAAATTCTTCATTACTTCATGACCTCTCAGTATCTTGAGACTCTTGATTTTATTACCAACTCCGATAAAAATCGTAGAGTTAGATTCAACGAATATCAAGGAAGACTCTACTTAGACTTTGATTGGGCGGATTTGCAGACAGGCAATCAAATTGTGGTGGAAGTTATGATGCGTCAAGACCCCGATACTTACACTGCAATGTATAATGATGCTTGGTTGAAAGATTATGTTGAGGCATTATTCCAACAGCAATGGGGTCGCAACCTCAGTAAGTATGATGGTATTCAAATGCTTGGTGGTGTGACTCTTAATGGTCGCCAGATTCTTGAGGATGGAAGCAAATTTAAAGTGGACCTAGAAGAAACTATTCGTAGCACATATGAACTCCCTCCAATGGATTTAATCGGTTGATATGACTTACAGAAACGATCCCGCAGAAAATTGCATTCAGTCGGACTATACTAGTAGTTGCCGACTAAACCTAAATGGTTCTTCTCAGGAACAGTTGTTTATGAGCAATTTGATCATTGAGAGTATTGAACTCTATGGTCAGGATATCTATTATCTACCTAGAACATACGTCAATAAGGACACAATCTTTCAAGAAGTGGAAAGTAGTAATTTTACACAGGCACTTGCTATTAGAGCATATGTTAATAATGTAGATGGATGGGAAGGTCAAGGAGAACTGCTGAGTAAGTTTGGAGTTCGTATTGAAGATAAGACTACATTTATCTTTTCTAGAACTAAATTTACCCAGAAGGTAGATGACAATGCAGTATTAAATGTGGAGGGTCGTCCCAATGAAGGCGACCTTATTTGGTTTCCAACAACAAAACATTTGTTTGAGATTAAGTTTGTAGAAGCAGAAAGACCTTTTTATCAGTTGGGTAAGGGTTATG